GCGGCCCGGCAGCCGAAGCCGACACGATCCCGTCCCGTCGAGGCGGGCGCGGCGGAAGCGGGGCACGAACGCGACGCCGCAGAACCGTTCGGCGAGCGTCTCGAACCACACGCGCGCGGCGGTCAGCTCGGCGGTCGTGAACTTCGACGTGTCGGACAGGTTCGGCAGCGCCCGCAGCTCGGCGAGCGCGACGTAGAAGCCGCCGACGATCTCGACCTGCGTCGTCTGCGTCTGGGCGACGCCGGAGAACGTGCCGGACCAGGCGAGCGTGACGATGTTCAGGTCGGCCTGCGCGTCGAGCACGAAGCCGTAGACGCCGGTGCCCGTCTCGTCGGTCGCGTTCCCCGACGACAGGGCCGACCCGTCGGCTTTCGTCGCCGCGACCGTCACGGCGCCGTCGGCGTCGACCGCGGTCTCGTCGCCGTAGAAGGTGATCGTGTGCTTCGCGGCCGTGTTGCGCAGCTGCTGGATCACGCGACCCCTCCTCTCACCGTGCGGTGTGCTGACCTGCTGCTGTGACGCCGGCGAGCGCGTCGTCGACGGATGACCGCCCGGCGGTGCGGTCGGCGGCGTCGACCGCCGCGGCGGCGTGCTGGTCGGCGGATGCGATGCCGGCGGCGTGCTGGTCGGATGACGACGCGCCGGCGGCCGCTCCGAACGTGAACCAGGTGGCGGTCGCCCCGCCCGAAGCGGACCCGCCCGACGCCGTGTCCGTCTCCGCGGCGCGTGCGCCGGCGACGATGACGGCGGCGACGCCGGCGAACCCGGATGCTGTCGAGTCGGCGCGGCCGCCGACGACGACGAGGGCGAGCGTCCCGACGAGGCCGGAGTCGGCTGTCGTGACCTGCCCGCCGGCGACGACGACGGCCGGGGCACCGCCGCGGGCGAGGTCGGATTCGGTGGCCTGGCTGCCGGCGACGCCGGCCGTTCCTGACGGTGCGCCGGCGAGGCCGCTGTCGGTTTCGGCGGCGAGGGTTCCGCCGACGGCGACGGTGTGCGTTCCGGCGTTCGCGTCGTCGGTCTCGCCCGGCCGTGCACCGGTGACCGTGGCGGCGAGCGTCCCGGCCGTGCCGGTGTCCGTCTCGGCGGCCCGGCTGCCTGCGACGGACGCTGCGGGCGAACCGGAGAGTGCGAGGCCGGTTTCGGCGGCCTGGGCGCCGGGGAGGCGGACGGCGGGCGCACCTGCGAACGCGGTCGCCGTGACGGTGGCCCGCGTCCCGGCGACGGTGACGGCCGGCGTGCCGCTGTTCGCCGCGTCGGATTCGGACGCCCGGGTGCCGGCCAGCGACACGACGACCGCGCCGACGTTGGCCGTGTCCGTCTCGGTGGCCCGCGCGCCGGTGACGGCGACGACGACCGACCCGGCGTTCGCCGTGTCCGTCTCGGTCGCCTGGGTGCCGTTGACGGTCGTCGACGCCGTCGACGAGGCGAGGAGGCGTTTCGAGGTGCCGTCCGCGAGGAGGCGTTTCGAGGTGCCGTCCGCCAGAAGGCGGTACTCGAGCGCCACGGCCGGGCTCCTACGTGTTGGTGATGTCGTCCAGCAGGCCGACCACCAGGCGGACCAACCCGTTCATCTGGCGGGTGAGCGCCTTCACCTGGGCGGCGTTCTGGGCGTTCGACGGCGACGCCAACCCGAGGAACGTCGCGTTCGTGGCGAGCGCGTTCTGTGCCCGCCGGCGCAGCGTCGCCCCGTTGGCGTCACGGTCGACGGCCACGTGCGCGTCGACGGCCGCCTGGAGTTGAGCCTGGGTGACGTTGTCGTCGGGCGCGCCGACGACGCGGGTCGTGCCGTCGTCGCGGCACACGAGGCCGACCCTGCCGAGCTCGCGGTCGAGCTGGTCGAGATTGATGACCTTGGTGGTGGTGACCGAGATCATGGGAGGGCGTACGCCTCCATGACGATCGACCCGGTGGTGCCGGTGATGTAGAACGTGCCGGCCGTGGTCGAGAACGCCAGCTTGTAGGTGTGGCTGCTGCCGGGCGTCAGGCCGGTGATGACGAACGACGCTGCGGTGTTGACCTGGAAGTAACCCTCGTTGGGGGAGCCGTTACCAGCACGTTTCGTGGCGATCGTCGTCGTCGACTCCCGCAGACCGACGACGCTGTTGCCCGTTGCCGAGGGGGCCATCTGAAACTCGGTCCGCACCAGCACCTTGCCAGACGGCGGAGCCACGATGTCCAGCTTGAGGTTCGTCGCGTCCACGTCGGCGAGGGTGCTCGACGTGGTCGTGTAGTTCGACCCCGGCGAATACTCGGTGTAGGCGATGAGCGCCAGGCTCTTGTGCAGGTCCGACACGGTGATCTTGCGGTCGACCGGCGTGCCCGCCGGGTCGTGCAGCAACTCGAACACGGACGCCGACGCCGGCGTCGTGATCGCCGTCAGGTCGGAGATCTTCGAGTCGGCCACTACGACGCCCGGCCGAACCCGCCCGCCGCCACCGTGTAGCTCACCGTCCCCGACGTCGGCGTCGTCAACGCGAAATCGTCGATGAACAGCGGGATCAGATCCGCGTCCGTCCCGCCCGTCGTGTCCGGGTCGTAAAACAACCCGATCCGGGTCAACGCCTGCGCCGACGTCGGCGACCACGACGGGTCGGCGGCGTCGACGTCCACCCGGTCGTTCGTGTCGTCGACCGTCACCGTCACGCCCGACGCGGTCACCCGCGCGTAGCCGGTGAACGTCGCCTCGTCCACGCTCAACGCGATCACCGCCGCGAGCGTGTCGGCGTCACGCAGGTTCGCGTCCGTCTCCGTCCCGGAGAACAGGACCCACACGAGCGCGTCGTTCGCCGCCGGCAGCCCGGCGTAGTAGGCGAACTTGCCCTTCGCGATGTTCGGGATCAACGCGCCCATGGGCGATCACACTCCGGCGAGTTCTCGGGGCGCGTCGAGCGCCTGCTGTCGGTCGAACGCGTCCTCGTCGAGGAAGATCCCGCCCTTGTCGTGGCTGGTCTTCACGCCGGTGTGGACGTAGAGCGGGATGTCGGCCGACGCGAGGCGCACGCAGAACGACAGGTCCTCGGAGAATGTCGTCGACCCTTTCGGATGCGTGACCGGCGTGAACCAGTTGTCGCCGTGGACGGCGCGGATCTTCTCCAGCGCGCGTCGGTGCACGAGCAGGCATGCGGCGCCGGTGCCGGCGACCTTCACGGCCCGGCCGCGCGGGTAGTCGGCGACCGGGGCGAAGCCGATCTCGTCGTCGAGCTCGTGGAAGTCGTACAGCGTCGGCACGATGCGGAATCGCATCGCGTGGTTGTCGGTCAGGCCGGCGCGCCGCAGGGCGAAGCAGAGCGCGCCGACGACGGGACGGTTGTACGGGTCGGCGCTGCCGAGGAGCCGCTCGACGACGTCGGGCGCGAAGCCCATGTCGGCGTCGACCATGAACAGCCACTCGCCGTCGGTGCGGTCCAAGAAGTCGGCGGCGACCCGGTTGCGGCCCTCGACGAGCCCGCCGGTCGAGCAGAAGTTCCGCAGGTACGCGGAGCCGGGCACGACCCGGCCGGCGCCGATCAGGGCGAGGCTGAGCTCGAGCATCGACAGGCCGAACGACGCCGACCAGTTCCCGTCGTCGAGCCAGGCGGGGACGACGGTGCCGCGCTTCACTTCGCCGGGCGCGAGCGGGTGCGGATCGGGCCGCGCTTGGCCGCCTTCGGCGCTTCCGGCACCTTGACCTTCTCGATCGTGGCGGCGGCCTCCGCCTGGTCGTCGGCGAGCTCGTCGGCGGATGCGAACGCCCACGGGTGGGCGCGCACGATCGGGTCGTCCTCGCCGTAGGCGACGCCGGCGGTGGGGACGATGTGCTGGGACAGCTCGTCGACCCACAGCGCCTGGGCGGGGCTGCGCGCGTACAAGGGGGCCATGTCGGCTCCTTTGAGAGTCGGTGGGGGGATGGCGGGGGGACGCCGGCGCCGCCCCCTCCCCCCTGGGGGGGGCGGGCGCCGGCGAGGGCTCGGACTGTTACGCGGAGGTCTTGTCGACCAGGAGGCGGAACGCCGAGTCGTTGACGCTGCCCGACCCGTTGCGCCAGTAGGCGAACCAGCCGCGACGGCCGTCGGGCAGGTTGTTGGCGACGTTGAACAGGTGTGGGATGAAGTCGACGCTCATCGACCCCGGCTTGTCGACGACCACGAAGTTCGAGAAGTCGCCGAGGACCATCTCGTTGTCGAGCGCCGTCGTCGTCTGCGTCGTCGGGGCGTCGTCGCACTCGAGGACCGGGCGGCCAAGCAGCCGGTCCGACGGCGCCGCGGTCAGGTCCGCCGTGTAGGAGGCCGACACGGCTGTGCCGAGCGCCTTCACGGCGAGCGTGTACAGCGGGTTCGCGACCCAGGTCGACCGGTTCCGCCAGCGGACCGGGACGGCCCGGTAGACGGCGTGCAGGTCGACGAGGCCGATCGTCGCCGCGGTCGTCGACGTCACCTGCACGTTCGTGTTGGCGTTGAGGGCGGTGAAGATCCCCTTCGGCTCGTTCACGCCCGAGCCGGTCGCGTGCCTGGCACCCTCGAGCCGGTCGCGGGCGTCCGCGAACAGCATGAGCACGTCGGCGGCGAGGCCGTTGATGTCGGCGAACGCCTCGATCGACGCCTGCACGAACGCCCGCGCGGTGGCGAGCGGCACCGCCGTGTTCGCGAACGTCGGGCTGTCGTCGGACACCTCGGCGAGTTCGCCGTCGAACGACGCGGTCACGCCGGCCGAGTTGACGCCGCGCCACACGTTGCCGTCGACGAGAGTCGCCTGGCGGCTGATGCCGCGGATCGCGTTGTGCGAGCCGTTGTTCGTGAGGATGATCGTCGGGTCGAGGTGCGTCGGGACGAGCCAGCCGCCGTTGGCGCTCGTGCCGACCGACACGGCGGCGCGCTCCTCGGCGGTGAGGAGGTCGGCGCGGCCGGTCGTCAGCTTCGCGAAGCCGCGCACGTAGGCCGGCTGGGTGCGGGCGATCAGGTTGCGCGCCCACGCGCGCGCCTCGTCGCTGACCTCCAGGTCGTCGGACAGGTGCCGGCGGACGATCGAGCGGACGTTGCCGAGATGCTCGGCCTCGACCCGGGCCTCGATGGAGCGGGTGACGGCGTCGGCGAGCTGGCCGGGCGTTGCGGCCCGGTCCTCGAGGACGTCGGCCGGGTCGGCCTTGCGCTGCACGTGCACCTCCGGGCGGTCGGCGATCTCGGAGGTGCGCTTCTCGACCGCCTCGAGCTCTGCGATCCGCTCGTTCGTCTTGGCGAGCTCGGCGTCGGGCTTGTCGATGTCGGCGACGTGGCTGCGGAGCCGCTCGACTTCGGCGGTCTCGTCGTCGTCGAGGGCGCGCTTCTCGTCGAGCGCGCGGGTGGCGATGGTCTCGAGGGCGTCGACGACGGCCGAACGCCACTCCTCGATGGCCGCGCGCTGGGCGCGCAGGATCTCCAGATACTTCACGGCTTTTTTGGCTCCTTGAGAGACGGGTCAGCGGCGAAGGGTCGCCGCGAGGGCTTGGACGGCACGCGGGTCGGTGCCGGAGGCGGCTGGCATGCCGCGGTGACCTGTGGCGGGGTCGTCTGCCACGAGCCGCATGGCGACGGTGGTGGCGAGATCGGTGTCGAGCGGGGCGCCGGCCCGCACGCTGCGGGCGACGCGGCTGAGCTCGTCGTCGGTGAGGCCGAGCGCTTCGCGCAGGGCGAGCAGATTCGCCTGCCGCAGCCCGGCCTCGGTGTCCGCGTAGGCGGGGAACGTCACGGGCGACACTTCCCACAGCAGCGAGAGGTCCTCGACGGTGCGCAGCTCGTCGCCCTCCTGGCCGCCCCACGGCTGGTCCTCGGAGAGCACCTCCCACGAGTCCTTCGCGGCGGTGAACCCGAACGACATCTGCGTGACCGTCTTGCGTTCGAGGTTGACGGCGAGGTCGCGCGCGTAGGAGACGGGGTCCATGTCGGCGTCGACCTCGAGGCCGGCCTTCGACGTCGACAGGCGCAGGCTCCCCGCGGAGACGCGGGCGAGCGGCAGGTCTGTGTTGTGGTTCTTCAGCATGCGGGCGTCGTCGCCGCGCTCGAGCGCAGAGTCGAACGCGTTCGGGCTGATCTGCTCCCAGAAGCCCCAGCGGACGCCGCCGATCCTCGTCGGCTTGTCGAACACTGCCGCCGTGCCCTTGAAGCCGATCGGTTCACTGTCGCCGGCGACACGCACCTCGACGCCGGTGAGGGCGGCGAGGCGCACTTCACGGCCGTCCGGCGCGGCGAGGCGGCGGGTGGGGCTGGTCATTGCTGCTGCCCTCCTGTGGGCGCACCGGGCGCGCCCGCGGGCGCGCCGGGGATGCCGGGCTCGTCGAAGTCCGGGTCGTCGACGCCCGGCTCGTCCTCGAGCGCGTGCACGTCGTTGACTGACAGCGTCTTGTTGCGCAGCCGCTTGTCGTAGATGTCGAAGCGGGTCTGCGGGTCGGCACGCAGAAACGCGTTCCGGTTGAACCGGGCGAACTGCGGCCGGGTGAGCAGCGCCGACAGCGCCCGCTCGATCCGCACGAGCAGGCCTTCCAAGCTGTGCTTCAGGTAGTGCAGGTCGGCCTGGCTGGCGTTCGCGTACGTGACGTTCTGGCCGGACGTCGACGCGTAGACCATCGACGGCGGCACACGCCAGAAGCGGCACGCCTCCTCGATGCAGAACTGCATCAGGCCGAGGAACTGCGAGTCGTTCGGGTCGATCATGATCGGGCTGTATTCGAGGCCGGCGCCGATCACCGCCGGCTCGCGGTTGCCGCGTGTGGCGTTGACGAACGCCTTCTTGATCGCGTCCGCCTCGTCCTTCGTCAGCTCCCGGCTCGACTTGATGATCCCGCCGGGGTGGCCGCCGTCGGCGAAGAAGCGGCTCCCGAACTCGCGTGCCACCAGCGCCGCGCCGATCGTCGCCGCAGCCCGCACGACGGGCGACTCGGCGAACGGGCTGCCGGCGCGTGCGTACTTGCCGGGGACGTGCCACAGCTCGCCGTGCGGGAACAGCCGATGCCGCGTGCCGTCGACGAGCGCCGTCGGGACGCCGTCGATGACGCGCCGGTCGGCGACGATGCCCGGGTTGAGCAGCTCGATGCCGGTCGGCCGGGCCATCGAGTCGACGCCGGTGACGAGGCCGAACCCGTTGCCGTCGGTGCACATCGAGTCGACCAGCTGGTACATCCACACATCCGGCGCGACGATCGCCGACGGCGCCGCGATCAGCGACGGCGCCGGCGACACCGGAATGCGCGACCGGCCCTGCGTGCGCACCGCGTCGATCGGCAGCGTCGACACCGACGTCGCCAGCACGTCGACGCACGCCGACGACGCCGCGTGCGTCAACGCCTGCTGCGTCGACACCGGCACCGGCGAGTACGACGCCGAGATCTGCTGCTTCCACGCGGCCAGCTGCGACAGGCTGATGCCGCGACGCTCGGCGTGGTCGCCCCGACCGAGGAGCCGGCCGAGCATCAGCCGTCCTTCTCGATCGCAATCCCGACGACAAGCAGCGCCAGGCCGAGCACGATCAGCCCAAGCGGCGGGAACACGACGAAGAACGCGGCGACCACCGCGGCGAGGCCGGCGAGCTCGAGCGTGGCGGCGATGCGGTCTCGGCTCACGGGCGGCCTTCCAAGGGGGTCAGTAGGCGAACACCGGCTTGTCGCCGGCGGCGAGGTCGGCGGCATGCCACGCGGCCCGGGCCCGGGCCATGACGGCGGCGACGGCCGCGTCGACGGTGCGCAGCGAGTCCTTCGTCTGCTTCTCGATGCGGGTGCCGGTCCGGTCGGTGTGGGTGACGGCGTTGTCGAGATGCCGGGCGAGGACCTCGGACCCGTCGTGCGGCAGACGCCGGTCGATCACGGCGGCACGGAAGTCCTCGCACGCCGGCGACATGCGCTGCCCGTTCTGCGGGAACTCGACGACCGGCACGCCGTCCGCCTCGAGCTCGTCCATCGCGTCGACCCACAAGTACGGGTCGTGCGCCACCTCGGCGACGTCCCAGCGGATGCACGCCGCCCGGATCTCGTCCTTCACCGCGTTGCGGTCGACCTTCCACCCGCCGGCGGGCCGGCCACGCTCGTCGAGCGGCCGCTCCCACGCCCGGATGAGGAAGACGGCAGGGTCCGCCTCGACGGTCGCGCCGACGAGGACGCTCGAGTCGCGCGACTTCGACCCGTCGAAGCCGACGACGATGCGGGTGTCGCGCGGCGGCTGCTCGCGGCGCTTGTTCGCGTGCCAGGCGCCGAACGGCAGCCAGGTCGTCTCCGCTGACACGAACACGTTCGTGCGCTTCGTGCGGACCTCCGGCTCGGCGGTCCGCTTGATCACCGACGCGAAGTCGTCCGGGTCGACGAGATCACCGAAGCCGGGGTTCGACTCGGCCCATACTGCCGGGTCGCGGTAGTCGGCGTTGACGCCGGCGGTCGGCTCCCACCATGCGAAGAAGAACGACGGGTCGTCGACCTTGCCGACGGCGACGTCACGGCCGTGCTTGTACAGCCGATAGCACAGCGTGTCGTGACCGTGACGGTCGGTGCGCACGCCGGCGGTCGTGATGCCGACCATCAGTGGGTCGAGCCGGGCGCCCTGCGCGAGCGCCATCACGTTCCACAGCTCGTCGTCGGGCTGGACGTGCACCTCGTCGAACACGACGAGGCTCGGGTTCAGGCCCTCCTGCAGATCAGCGACCGACGACAGCACCCGGTAGATCGAATCGGTCGCCGGGACCTCGATCGCGTCCTTGAACAGGCGGATCTCGCCGGCGTCGACCATCGACGCGAGCTCCGGGTCCATCCGCACCATCCGCTTCGCTGTGCGGAACACGATGCGGGCCTGCTCGCGATCGCCGCCGCAGCCGTACACCTCGGCCCCGTCGCCAGCTGCCAACAGGCCATAGAGGGCGATGCCCGACGCGAGCGCCGACTTGCCGTTCTTGCGGGGCACGCCGACGAGCGCCTGGCGGTGAGCGAGGCGGCCGTCGTCTCGCCGCTCGAACAGCGCGGCGAGGAGCTGGCGCTGCCACGGCCGCAGGACGAGCAGCTCGCCTCGGCGGCCGCCGACCGAGTCCTTGTCGATCCGGCAGAACGACTCGATGAACTCACCAACCAGCGGACCGTCGCTGTCGCCGCCAGCGAGCGGGCTCAGCCACCGGGGCGGCCAGGCGGAGACGGCCTGTCTACGGCGATGGGCGCGGCGGGCGGGTCGCGCGGGTGCGGAGCTCCTCGAGCTTGCTGGCACGCTTGACCTCCGACAGCCCGAGGCGGCTGCGGTCCGACGGGGTGAACCCGGCGAGGCTCAGCCAGGCGGTCAGCTGCGCCTCGAGCTTGCGCAGCTCGGTCACCGCCGGGTTCGCCATCGGGTGCCCCTTCTCGGAGAACAGGACCGGGCCGAGCACGTCGACCGCTTCGCGCAGGCGGGCCCGATCGTCGAGCGCCTCGCAGATCAGCCGGACGAGCTCGACGTCGGACGGCGCGAGCCACGACAGCGCCCGCGACCAGATGCGCTCCCACGCGGCGGCGCCCGCTGCGCCGAGGCCTTCCGGTGCCGCCGGCACGGCGGCGAACCCTGCGACCAGCTCGACGTCGGCGGCCGGCAGCTTCCGCTTGCCCGGGTTGCCGGCCTTTCGCTTCTGCTCGGCGGGCTTCGGGGCGGGGCCCCGGCGGCCAGGACCGGCCATCGGACCCCCCCTGCCGGAAACTCGCGGCGGCACACGTTCGAGAGCGAGGGTGCGGAGGCCCGCAGCCCACCCGAAAAAACGGACAGTGACGTTCGGACGTCGAGCGCGAGCGACACCGTGCACGCGTGCTCGTCGGTCCTCGTCCCTCGCCCGCCACCGGACACGTCCGGGAGCCGTCAGGCTCGACGGCCGCGTCCGGTGGCGGTCATGCGCGGCGTGCGCCGCGGCGGCTGTTGCAGCTGCGGTGCGCGGCCCGCAGGTTCGTTCGGTGGTGGGTGCCGTGTTCGGCGAGCGGCGTGATGTGGTCGGCAGTGAGCGGGTCGCCGGCGGTGGGCGGCTGGCCGCAGATGGCGCAGCGGGCGGCGGCAGCGAGGAGCTCGGCCCGGGCCCGGCGGTAGGCGGGGTCGCTGTAACCGGCGAGCTGGGCGGCGCAGGTTCGGCAGCGGGTGCCGCGGGTCGGCACGCCGCAGTCGATGCAGGGTTTCAGGCGTCGCGGCATGCGGCGAGGCGAACAGCCGAGTAGACGACGCCGGCCACGCCGAACACGACGACGACGACGATCACGCCGGCTTCTTCTCGGTCACGGTGATGTACGGCGTCGACACTTCGACGATCGACGTGTTGAACACGTCGTCGTCGGACAGCCGGCCGGCGTCACGTTCACGCTTCACGGCGGCCAGGTCGACGACCGTCGACGTGACCTTGCGGAACAGGGCGGGCTTGATGCGCGCCTTGAGGGCGTCGACGTCGAAGATGCGCTTCTCGCGCTGCACGAGCGTCACCTTCACGCCGTCACGTTCGACGGCCTTCGCCCCACGCGACAGGAGTTCGGCGACGATCTCGTCGCGCACGGCGTCGGCGTCGGCGGCGAGCTCCTTCGCCTGCGCCTTCAGGTCGGCGTGGCGGCGGACACGGTCGAACAGCTGCGGGTCGTTCACGTGTTGACCGCCTCCCGGACGGTGACGCCGGCGCGGTGGGCCGGCGTCCAGACGGTGTCGCCGGTCGCGCGCACGTCGACTTCGGCGCACGCGATCGCGTCGGGCCATGTAGTGACGAGCAGTTCGAGCCCGCCGGGCAGCCCGACGATCAGCTGCCGCGCGGCCACGGGGTCGACCATCACGCCGTCTTGCGCGTCTTGCGCGGGTCGTTGGCGATCATGCCGCAGTGCTCGCAGACGACCAGCTCGCTGGAGCGGCGCTGCGCGGTCAGTTCGTCGCCGATGGTCGGCTCGGCGAGCAGCGGCCCGTACGGCCTGCCGCACTCGACGCAGCGGGGCCGGTCGCAGTCGGGGCAGGCGAGGGCGGCGCCGTTGCGCGTGTACAGCGGCGACCGTTCGCAGCAGCAGCCGCAGATGTCGGACGTCATGCGCAGCATGCGGTCTCCTCGACGACGTCGCCGTCGCGGGCCTCGCCGCGGCGATGCGCGTCGTAGTCGGCGAGCACTTGGTCGATGCGGTCGAACAGCTCCCGGTCCTTCGGGTGCACGTTCACAGCTCCCGGTCCTTCGGGTGCACGTTCACCAGCTCCCGGTCCTTCGGGTGCACGTTCACCGCAGCTCGGCTTTCGCCGGTTCGCGGTGCTGCATCAGCATGCGGACCGTCGTCGAGTGCAGCTCGGCGAGGTCGAGCGCGGTGCGGCAGCGGCGGATGCGGGCTTCCGGCACGCCGTAGCTGCGCAGCTCGTCGCTGATGCGGTTGACCCAGGCCCGCAGTCGGGCCTTGCGGTCGAGGTCGTCGGCGTCCATGCCGTGCCCTCCTCGGGGTCGGCGGGCGGGGACGCACGTCGCCGACAATGCCCACGAGGATGCAGGCCCGTCCCCACGACAGGCCGGCCGGCGCGCGACGGTCGAGGCGTGAACGTGCACGTCAGACGACACGCGCAGCATGTCGTCGCCGCCGTCCCCACCGTGGGGACGCCTATCCGCTGGCCGCCTGGTCGCGCCGGGTCGCAGCGAACCGGCCCCTGTCGTCGAGGGCTCGCTCTTCGTCGAGCTGGGCGCGCAGGTCGGCGATGCGGTGCCGAGCCCGGGCGAGGCCGAGCGGGATGACGTCAGGGTCGGCGTGTTCGGCCTCGAGCACGGCGACCTCGGCCGCCTGCTGCTGCTCGACGAGTGAGGCGATCCGGTGCAGCCGTTCGACATGCCGCTGCCACGCCTTGCGGCACGCGTCGCACCAGCCGGAGCGGAGCCGGTCGTTGCCGACGCCGGCGCACCAGCGTTCACAGGCGGCGCAGTGCCCGGCGCCCGGGGCGAGCGCGCCGACGTCGCCGCGGCCGGCGAGCTCGAGCGCCTTGCCTTCGGCCGGCACGATCGCGGCGATGCGTCCCCAGGTGGCGATGAGCGTCGCCATCAGCCCTTCGGCGAGCAGTAGTTCCTCGTGGAGGCGTTGGGCGTCGTCGCTGCCGCCGGCGAGCACGATCCGCTCGACGGGCGAGACGGGCACGTGGTCGGGCCGGCCGTACTCGTCTTCGATCTGGATGGTCGACCCGCCGCCGCTGACGGCGCCGCCGGTGAGGCTGGCGGTCGGGTAGCCACGGCCGCCGTCGCGCACGGCCCGCTCGAGGGCCGGCCAGCGCCGGCGGAGCTGGACGACGATGCCGTCGACGGCGCGGGCGGTCGAGTCGAGCTGTGCCCGTGTCGGAAGCCGGCCTTCGATCGGGATGCGCAGGGTGGCGGCCCGTCGGTCGCGGCGTGCTGCGGTCATTACCCTCTCCTCGGTCATGCGGTCGTTCGGGCGCGGCGCATGAGCGCCCGGTGTTCGTCGGGGAACGCGACGCCTCCCCAGATGCCGTCCGGCTCGTCGCGGGCGGCGGCGGTCGCGTAGCAGGCGGCCTTGAGCGGGCAGCTGGAGCAGATCTGCTTCGCCTGGGTGATCCAGGCTCGGCGGGTGCGGGCGTTCAGGCCCGGCTCGTGCTCGGCGTAGAAGAGGTGCGTCTTGCCGGCGCACGGCGTCGCGCCGTCACCGGTCACGCATGCGAAGCCATCACGGAAAAGCGTAAGGACCGCCGCGAAGCGCGCAGCGGACCAGGCTGTTATCCGCCGTTCGGCGGATGGCTGTCCGTAGCCTTGTAGGTCGAACGGCCGCGGGTTCCTCGACCCCCGCCGGCGGAAGCCCCGGCGGTGGGCTCGCCTCCGTTCAGCTCCCCGGCGGCCGACGGGGAGCGCGCGCCATGATCATGACGATGGCACTCGACGACTCGCAGCCTGCGACGCACCCAGCCCGCCGACCAGCACGTAGCCCGAGGAAGCCGAGATGACGTGCAATTCATCGTCCCATCGTCCCGAGCGACCCCGGATGGCCGCTGACCTGCCCCCAGAGCGGCTCTGCGGCGTCCTCCTTGCTCGCCACGGCGACGGCGAGGGTGAACAGCACGTGATCGTGGCTGTCGAGGTACAGGAAGCCCCTCAGCGCCTCGATGAGCCCTCATGTTGGCCGATCCGACACGTCGGCGAGCATCGGGGGAGGCGCACTCGCGGTGGGCGCACTCGTGGTGCCGGCCGTCGCGCCGGTCGGTCCAGCAGGAGGCAGTTTCCAGGCATGGGTGCTCCTCGCTGGGGTCGGTAAAGCACCCCTGCGGCTTGGGGCTCTCCCCGGCATCGGGCCGGGAGAGCCCCCGTAGGGGGCTCCGGGGTCGCGCGGTCGAAAACCGCAGGTCACGGCGGGTGCGACCATCGGGCCCGCGCGCGCTGCCGCGCGGCTCGCGCGCGCTCGCGCCCCGCTAAACGGGCAGGTCAGGGTGGGTGGGTCGCCGAGCCGGCCGGCTGACCGCGCGGTAGACGCGCGGTAGACGCGCGGTAGACGCGCGGTAGGCGCGCGGTCGGGCGCGCGGGTTGTTGCAGGGTGCCGGCTGTGGGGACCGTGGCCCGTACCGCGCGCTGGGACGCGGATGCGGCGGGTGGCGGGCATCACGGGTGTCGAGGCCCGTACCGCGCGCGCCGCGAGCCCGGCGACCGCGTTCGCCTTGCTCGGTGTGGTGCGGCGGGTGGCGGGCATCACGACGGCAGCTCGTCCGGGCCGGTGCCGGGGAGCCGAAAGCAGCGGGCCTGGCCGATCGGGAACTCTTCGATCGTGCCGGCCCGCAACGCCGCGGCGAGCATTCGCGCGGCGGCGTGCGGTGAAAGGTCGAGGGCGGCGGCGGCGGCCCGCATGGACCGCCAGACGCCGCCGTCGCGGGCGAGGAGGTCGGCGACGTCGTCGGGGCCGAGGGCGGTCGCCGGGCGGACCGTCTCGTCCGCGTTCGCCCAGCGGTCCCACCAGCCGGTTTCCGGGTCGAAGCAGATGGAGAAGTCGTCGGTCGGCTCGTGGCGGCGCAGGAAGCGCACGTCGACGAACCGGCGGGCCTGCGCCCGTGTCATGCCGGCCTTCTCGGCTTCGGCGGCCGTGTAGTGGGGCAGCAGCGAGACGCGGGTCGACGCCCAGTCGGCGAGACGCGACGCGCCGCGCCACATGTCTTCGGGCTCGCGCACGTCGAGCGCCTTCGACACGTGGTGCAGGATCACGAAGCTCGTGCCGTGGCGCAAAACGAGGTCGCGCAGCTTGTCGAGCGCGACTTCGGTCTCGTCGTTCGAGTTCTCCTTGCCGGCGAAGTAGACGGCCCACGGGTCGATGACGACGACGTCGAAACGTTCGGCGACGACCGTGTCCTCCAGGCGCGGGTCGAGCATGGCGTCGACGAACTCGTCGACGTCCGCCCAGCCGCCCGAGTCGTCACGGCCCGAGCTGGTCGAACGTCTCGTGACGGTGCGCAGCCGCCAGCGGGTGAACGTCTCGGCGAGGCCGTCGGGGGCGCCGTCGCCGGTCAGCATGTTCCAGCGGGCCCAGGCGCCCCACTCGTCGAGCTCGCCGTGGCAGTACAGGACCCGGCACGGCCGGCGGACGGCGAGCGTCCCCATGAACCGCCCGCGTCCGCGGGCGAGCAGCGTCGCCAGCTGCATGCCCCACCAGGATTTGCCGATCGCCCGGACGGACGCCATGGCGAGCATCTCGCCGCGCCGCATCAGCCCGTCGACGAGCACGTCCGGTTCGGGCGGCGGGTCGGCGAGCACGTCGCGGACGTGGCGCACGGCGAGCAGCTGCTTGGCGGTCGGGTCGATCGAGAGGAAGTCGTCGACGCCGTAGCGCTGCAGATGGTCGAACGCGTCCTTGCCGAACGCCGGCGACACGATCTGTACAGACGCGGCGACGCCGGCGAGCGCGTCGGCCACCTTGCGGGCGTGGCGGCGGCCGGGCTCGTCCTGGTCCTCGACGATGATCACCTGCGCGCCGGCGAGGGCGCGGGTGTGGTCGTCGAGCCATTTGCCGGCGCCGCCCGGGTTGCAGGTGGCGACCTCGCCGGCGGCCTCGAGGGCGTGCACGTCCTTCTCGCCCTCGACGACGTACACACGCCCGCCGCGCCCGGCCGCCTCCAGCACTTTCGGCAGGCGGTACAGGACAGGGCGGACGCCGTTGCGGTTCCAGCGCCAGCCGGTCTTCTGCGTCCGGTCGGGGACCCGCTGGGGGAAGTCCTTGTTCTCGGTGCGGCACACGTCGAACAGCGGGGCGCCCTGCTCGTCGACGTAGTGGTAGACGGCGACGGCGTAGCCGCGCGGCGTCCACTCACCGCGGCGGTGCTCGTTGCCGTTGCTGTCGGGGAACAGGTCGCCGGCGGTCAGGCCGAGCGCGTCGAGGACCTGGCCGAGCTCGCAGCCGGCGTGGCAGTAGACGAGGACGCGGCCGTCGTCGCCTTCGGTGATCGACAGTGACGCCCGCCCGTCGTCGTGCGCGGGGCAGCGCCAGTTGCCGCGTTCGAAGGCGGGCGTGAAGCCGGTGCGTTCGGTGAGGCGTTCGCGGACGCGGTCGAACGGTCGTGTCGCCGCGGTCATGGCGCGGCAGAACCGCCGGAGGCTGAGCTCATGCGCTGCGACGCCGACCATGTCCCATCGCGGCCAGGACCCGGTCGACGGCGTCGTCGTAGACGGGCCGGGCCTCATGCCCGCGGCCCGACCGGTCGGCCGGATGCGCGCCGCAGCGGCAGTGGGCCGCGAACACGAGCCCGTCGCCGCAGACGACGTAGCCGGCGGAGCGCAGAGCGTCGACCTCAGCAGGTTCGAACTGCATCGCGTCTCTCCTCGACGAGAACGCTGGAGTTGGCGGCGCGCGGGCGCGCGCCGATTCGATCCACCTTGAACACCCGGCAGTGCTCGCGGCCGGGCGGCCCGCCGAACATGTCGACCTCGTCGCCGCGGAACCGCTGGATGCGGAACAGGCCACGCGCGCCCGTGACACGCACGACCTGCCCGGCGCGCAGGACGCGGCCGCCGACGCGGCGTTCGAGTTCGGCCGCCGGCCGGCTCACCGGTCGCGCTTCACCGCGTGAAGCCGCACGTTGCGCGGCCTGCAGCGGTCGCGGTGCAGCGCCGCGGCGATGCCGGCCTCGATGCGGCCACGGTCGAGGCCGACCTCGACGCCGACCATGTAGCCGAGCCACGCGGCGGCGCCGAGCACGGCGACGCTTGAGCAGACCAGTGCGACGAGGATCATGTCTGTACCAGCGGCCGGTAGCCGCGGGCCGTCTCGCCGAACGTCCAGGCGACCGCGCCACGCGCCGTACGGATGTTGGGCGGAACCCTGAGCCAGTAGTCCTTGAACGTGCCGTCCGGCTCCGGCGTCGAGTTCGTCACCTGCACCATGACGAGCGCCTCGTCATCGGGCACATCGAGCCGCCACAGCGCCCCGTACTCGTCGACGTGCACCTTCTCGGCGCCGGCGTCGCGCAGATACCGGTCGGCCCCGAAACGTTCGATCATCACGCGGCGGACCTCGGCGTTCGCCTCGCCGGTGATCTGCGCGGCCGTCAGCGTGTCGGGCGCTTCGACGACCTGGCGTGAGACGCGCACGCCGTGGATGGCCCACACGCCCCAGCCGTCCGGCCAGGCGACGGCCGGCCCGTCATCGCAGTGCAGGCGATGCGATCCCCAGCCCCGCGGCCGGTCCTCGTCGACGAGTTCGCGACGGATCGTTGTCGGCCGCTCCGACACCATGACGAAGCGGCGGTGCGGCCACCACCAGCAGGCCGACTCGACGGTCGCCTCATATGCCCGCCCGCGGTCCCACATGTCGCCGGGCAGCTCGAGATCGCACACCTCGCGGAAGAAGGAGGTGTAGGCCGCCCCGTAGTACCAGCCCGGCCAGAGCTGGCCGCCGATGTAGCGCCGCCAGCTGTGGGCGATGGCGTTGATCGTCGCTCGGGTAAGGACCGCGACGCCGACCGCACCGTGGACCGCGCGGTCGACCGCGTCGTCGACCGCACCGCGGACCGCGCCGCGGACCGCGGCGCCGACCGCGGCGTCGACCGCGGCGCCGACCGCACCGCGGACCGCGGCGCCGACCGCGCCGCGGACCGCGCCGTCGACCGCGCCGCCGACCGCGCCGCCGACCGCGACGCCGACCTGGCCGTCGACCGCGCCGCGGACCGCGCCGTCGCCGAGGCTGACGCCTCGACCGCGCCGCAGCTGCGCCTCGATCAGCTCGATCGCGAACGCGGCCGCCGGTGCGGCGAACGCCATGACAAGCGGCGACGGCACCCACACGACGATGTCGGGGAACGGGATGCCGGCGAACCGGTAGCAGTCGCGCACAGCTGCCTCAAACCGCTCCCGATCGGCGGGCCCGGTGCGGAGGCCGACATTGATCCAACGGTCGGCCCACTCATCGAACCGGGCCCGCTGTTCGTCGGTGAGCCGGTCGATTCGCGTGACGCCCACCTCAGTCCGCCACCTGGCGGATCGCCTCGGGCGTGTACTCGCGCTGGCGGCGCACGACGTAGTCGCCCGGCGGGAGGGTGATGGTTGCGTGCTCCTCGTGGCGGAGCTCGACGCCGCCGGCGGCGAGCACCTGCAGGAACCGGTCCTTGAGCGCCTCGTGGGCGAGCAGCGTGGCGTCGGGATGGTCGATGGCGTGTGCGTGACCGGTGACTTCGCCGTAGGCGAGGATGACCCGGCCCCGGTCTCGTCTGACGGTGGCAGCGCCGTCGGGGATGTGGTCCGTGGCGATGATGAGCACGTCGCCCTGGCGGTATGTGCGCTTCGGCACTGGTGGTTCTCCTTGCTGTGGTTGGGGTGTGTGCGGGGGGGGGTCAGGACGCGACGCCGCTGCGGTAGGCGAGCAGCGTGCGGGCCGCGCCGGCGATGTCCCACGCCGAGCGCGCATGCTTCATGCGGCCCTTGCCGTACTCGCCGAGCTCGTGCTCGCCGACGAGACGGCGCGGGTAGGCGGTCAGCGGGGCGGTGCCGTGCCCGCCCGGCGGGACGGTGACGACAGGCGCCTGCCACGTGCGGCACCAGGCGAGCACCGCGCCCAGGCCGACCGCGGTTTCGAGCAGGCCGGCGACGTTGATCGTGCCGAGATGCGGCGACGGGTGCCGCACGTCCTCGACCGCGACGTAGCGGGGGCCGTCCAGGTCGCCGCAGAACGTCCAGTACCGGTCGAGCTGTTCGGCGAGCTCGTCGAGGTAGCCGTCGCGGCCGGTCGTGTTCTCGACGAGCGCGGCGGCGACGCACTGGTCGCCGATCCGCACTGCGAAACCGCTGGTCTGGCCGCCGGGGTCGACGCCGACGATCGCCGGGCGGCTCACAGCAGGCCCCGCAGCAGCCAGATGAGGTCGATGTCGGCGGTGTCGTCCGGCCTGAGCGTGCCCGTCCGCTTGGGCGGGACCCAGTCGCCGTGCGCGATGCGGGCGCACAACGCTCGGATGAGCCGTGACGTCGTGTTCGGCGCCGGCGGCTCGATCAGGTCGACGTCGACACGCGACGCGGGGATGACATGCGGGACGACACCGCGCCGGCCCCGGTCGTGCAGCGTCACGAACCGGCGCTCGCGGATCTCGCCGTGCTCGGTGACGCCGCCCGGGTCGATGCCGACGACGACACCGCCCGGCGGCGACGTCTGCCCGTCGCCGCGTTCGAAGACGCGGCATCCCAGCTCGACTTCGGCGAGTACCTCGCGGTCGACGGCGGTCACTCGGACCACTCCCAGTGGATCGCGAACGTCGCCGGGTCGCGTTCCTGGTGCGGCCCGTCATGCCCGGCGTTGCGGGTGCAGCGCGGCCGGCGCTGCAACTTCCACCCTTTCGTCGGGCGAAGGGCAGGTTCGGCGCCGCACGGCACGAGCCGGCGGCCGCCATGGTCGACGGTGACGAGCGTCACGGCGCGGCGTGCACCTCCTCGGCGACGAACCGGGCCAGCACCCGGTCGGCCTCTATGTGCAATTCCACATATCCGACCGGCAGCCATTCGCCCGGCCGCTCCAGCAGCGCCGCCAGCGGCAACACCTCGACAGCCGCCTCGGCCGGCGGCGCCTCGACCGGCGCCTTCTTCCCGAACACCGGCTTCGCCTTCAGGGCACGTGTCGCGCCGGCGACGCCGTGGACGCTCAGCCGGTGACGGCCGAGGCCCTGCGGCGTGCCGAACGTGCGGCTGCACTCGGGGCAGGCGCCTGCCGCCGGCTTCGTACGATGCGAGCGGGCCTCGTGCACGGCCAGCGCGTGCTTCGACGTGAACGTGCGCGGGCAGTCGGGGCAGCCGAACGAGCGTGAAGCCCCCCCCGCATCCGCGCGCGATATGTCGCGCGGCGGCTCGCGGGTGAGCGTCGTCCCGTCCGACACGACGGCCGCCGCCTGCCCGCGGGCGCCGTGGCAGGAGCAGGTGCACTTCGCGGACAGACGTGTGCACACGTCGTGCCGTTCGTCGCGGCAGAACGACGACCAGCCGCGCTTCGTGTTTACGACGACCTGCGTGCCGTCGGTGGAGGCCTCGGCGACGGCGCTCATGCAGCGCTCCGCAGGTGCAGGGCGCCGTCGACGACGTCAAAGTCGACGCTGTCGTCGCCTTGGCGGACCGACAGGCGGTCGTTGTCGAGCACCATCGTGACGAGCCCGTCACGCACGTCGCTCAGCCGGCGCATGACCCGGTTCGCCTCCATCTGGCCGCCGAGCTCGCGGGTCGAGGTGGTGCGGCCTCCGGTCACGACGGCGACGACAGCGTCGAGGCACAGGTCGCGGTGGGATTTCGTGAGTCCGGCGAACACCTTGGCGGCGAAGCGGTGCAGGTCGGCGCACCACGGCGGCGGGCCGGCAGGAGAGTCGGAGGCGGGCGAAGGTTGAGGGCCCTCCGACTCCCCGGCCGAGGCTTCGGTCGGCACACCGTCGGGGGCAGGACGACGTGCAGCGGTACCTGCTTCGTCCTTGCCGGGAGGCCCGGGTTCACCCCCGTCGGTGCCGGCGACCCCCTCATCGGGGGAACCGTGTTCGTCGTCGACGAGCTCGGCGTCGACGACGTCATCGTCTGAGTCCTCGCCGGCGACATGGCGTTCGTCGGCGACGTCAGGCTCGACGTCCGCGAGCCGGTCGAGGACATCGTCCGACGCGGGCAGCGCGCCGAGCATCGTGTCGCCGAACAGCAGCTTGCACAGCCGCGCGGCCGCCCGGGCGTACAGCATGTCGGCCGGGTAGCGATGCCAGTTGTCGCGGCGCTTCAGCTTCCCCGCGGCCAGCTGCTTGCGTGCCCATTCGGGCAGATCGGCCTTCGCATCGCCTGCGGGGTGGAACGTGCCGTCGTCACCGCGGACGAGCAGGAGCTTCTCGGCGACCTTCCACTTGCCGTCGGAGCGCTCCCACTTGTCGACCCACTCGTCGAGCAGGCCGGCGCGGCGGGCGTCGTCGATCGTCCACGTCACCGTCACCCACGCGTCCTGATCGCCGCGGTCGTCGCGGCGACGGCCACGCACGATGCAGCGTTCCGATGTCGACTCGACGAGACGCACCTCGTGCCCGGCGCGGGTGGCGAGCTCGACACGCAGCTGCACCGACGGCGACGGGCTGCCTTCGATCACGTGGATCTTCGACAACGCCTGCACGGCCGGAACGCCGATCTCCTCGCCGAGCGCCATGACGAGCAGCACGTCGGCCGGCTTGTCGCGCAACGCGGTCGGAACGAGGCTCGACGAGGCGAGCACGCTGGCCCGCTTCTCCAGCGACGCGAACACGCGGTCGGGCACGCGCTCGAGCGCGGTGCCGGTCATCGCGCGCTCCCGGCGGTCGACATGAGCGAGATGAGGACGATCGCCGCCGACGCGATGAGCAGCGCGAACGCGGCGAACGCGAGCGTGACCTGCCCGGCGTTCTCCTCCATGCGCGCATGGCGGCGGTTGTGCTCGCCGCGTTCGGCGGCGGCCGCGTCGAGGGTGACGGCGACCTTGTGCCAGCCGCAGCCGCACGACACAGCCCAGCCGCGGGTGGTCAGGTGGATCTCGGCCCGGTTCACGCGTTCGCTCCTTCCGTTCGAGGTCGGCCGGCGATGGTCGTGCCGGCGCAGAAACTCACTGCCGGTGCCGGCGTGCAGCCAGACGCTGCGCCGGCGGTTCAGGCCGAGCGTCCGGCGGCGCCGGTGGTAGATGCGCACGCCGCAGTGGGCGCACACAGCGTCCATCACGCGACCGCCTGACGCTCGTCGAGGATCCGTGCCCGCGCCTCGGTCCAGCAGTCCTCACCGGGCCGGATCGGCTCGCCCGTGTTGCGCACGCACACGTGGTCGAGCTCCGGGTGCGTGCGGAAGCGGCAGCCGGGGTCGTAGCCCCGCTCGAAGTCGGCGTGCGCGGCGGCGAGCGCGGCCGGCAGGCGTCGCAGCTGCCACGGCTCGAGCTGCGGCAGCGCGGTTCGCA